GCCAGAGGCACAGAAACACAATGGCGTAACCTACGCAAGGCATGCTTTCAGGTATGGGGTAAGACATGCATGTACTGCGGTGACCGGGCGACAGAGGTAGATCACATTATTGAAGTAGCCCGAGGTGGCAGCAACACCATCGACAACCTGCAGCCACTATGTAAGCCATGCCACATGGCTAAGACAGTCGCATTCAACACCACAAGGCCCACAGAGACACGTAGGGGCGTTTTTTCTGGGGGCGTGCCACCCACAGACTCCCTTGCAGGAATCTCTCCCCTAATGACCAGAACCGACCCACCAACAACCGAAAGGCCTAAGTCATGACCCAAAAGAAAACTATTGTTTCCGAAGTGAAACCAGACACTATCTACCTATACTTAGAATCGGCTTTGGCAGCTTCAAATTTCATCTCTCCAACTGACGCAGCTGCTGTACACCTCGCCCGGCGCATGGCCAAGGCACTAGATACAGCCTTTGACATGGGCGCTGATCTTAAAGACATAACAGCCCTGTCTGGTAAGTTTTTAACTGTGTTGCAACAACTCCACTTAACGGTGGAGACTCGTACTGCCAGTAAACAAGAGGAAAATGATGGAACAGCCTATGTCGGAGATTTCCTACGGCTTGTCAACACCAAGAATCCAAAGTCCCCAGCTAAACCTGCCCAGCGCCGGGCCGCTAGTAAGCCAACTGGCTGATGAACTGGGTGTACCGTTACTGCCTTGGCAACAGCATGTTTTAGATGATGCGCTAAAGGTAAACCCTGACGGCACATGGGCAAGATCCCAAGTGGGTGTGTTGGTGGCTCGGCAGAATGGCAAGACCCACATGATGCGTATGCGTATGCTCGCTGGCCTGTACATCTTTGGTGAGAAAAGCATTATTGCCATGTCACAGACACGCCAACTATCACTTGATACTTTCAAACAAACCGTAGACATGGCTGAAAGCCTTGACTGGATGCGTAAGCGAATTAAGCGTGTGTCTCGGACTAACGGCCAAGAGGAAATTGAGGTGTACTGCCACCATTATCCCAAGTCATGTAACACTAAATGCGAGAGACTTAGAAAGTACGCAATTAGAGCTGCAACCAGCGAGGGCCCACGTGGCTCAACTGCCGACCTGCTTTATGTAGATGAGTTACGTGAAATTGATGAGGCTACTTGGGCAGCCGTTACCCCGATTACCCGAGCCAGACCCAATGCACAAGTGTTTTGGACATCCAACGCAGGTGACTTAAATAGCAATGTGCTGAATGAACAAAGGCGTAGAGCCTTGACGTTTGAGTCCAGCCGTATGGGTTATTACGAATACAGCGCACCTGCCGGGTCAGATGTAAATGATGAAAAGGCATGGGCAATGGCTAATCCTGCAATGGGTTACACAATTACAAAAGAAAACATTAAGGATGCATCAATCTTTGATACAAAAGATGCTTTCAAAACTGAAACTTTATGCATGTGGGTAGATGCCATAGATTCACCTTGGCCAATGGACATGTGGAATGCTGGCGAACGTGAGATAGCCCTAGAGGATGAACTACCTACATGGATGGCAATAGACCTTAACTTCAATAGAGAAATGGCTTGTTTAGTAACCATTCAAGAACGACCAGAGGGCATGGCCGTATTCCTACATGAATGGAAACGTGAGGGCGGTATTAACGACCTTGAACTAACCGGTGAACTTGCTCAACTAGCTCGTAGATACAGACCTAGAAAATTTGCTTATGACCCAAATACCGCAGGGTACATTGCACCAAGGTTGGCACAGGCTGGTATAGCAACCGAGCCAACACCTTGGGCATCAGCTGGATTTGCCATTAGTTGCGATCAAACACTCAATGCAATGCAGTCAGGCAAATTTATTCATCCCGGGCAAGAGACATTACATAGTCATTTAGTCTCATGTGCTAGACGGCCAGCAAGTGATGGTGGCTGGCGTATTGCGCGTAGAGCAGCGCAAGTACCGATCACAGCTGCAGTGGCTTTAGTCATGGCAGCAGGTCATGCTTGTGCGCCACAACAGACTGTGACTATCATTAGTTCTTAAGGTCTACTTGGCAGTACCTTGAGAGTGTGGGTCAGTCACTCCTATCACTGACCCACACATCTCGACACGCGCACCAGATGCTTGAATGTCAGACATTTATGAGATAATGCAGTATGGGTTTTATTGATTTCTTGCTGGGTACAACAGAACAAAAACCAGATGTAGAAGCTCGTGCAGGTATTGCCATCCCGTTTTACCAAGATGCTTATTTCACACCATTTAACACTTTTCGGGTTGACCGATCTAGCGCAATGCAAGTGCCAGCCGTTGCTCGTGCGCGAAACATTATTGCCGGCACAATCTCCACACTTGGCCTTAATTCATACAACATGATTACAGGCGCAAAGGTTGAGGGTCGCAAAATCCTTGAACAGCCTGATCCAGCCTTGCCGTTAGCCGTAACTATGGCTTGGACTGTTGAGGATTTATTATTTCATGGACGCAGCTTCTGGCAGGTGCTTGAAGTAAACCCAGAGGATGGCCGACCAACACAAGCGCGCCGCATTGATCCAACACGCGTTACCTTTACAACTGATTTAGATACACAAGAAATTGTAAACGGCTTTTACATCGAGGGCGGATTACTACCTGCCACAGGTGTTGGCTCGCTAATTATGTTTAGCGGTATTGATGAGGGAATTCTTAATCGTGGTGGCCGTACTATTTCCACAGCTTTGAAGTTGGAAGAAGCCGTCCAGAGAATGGCCAGTGAGCCAAATCCAACTATGGTTATTAAAAATTCTGGCGTTGACCTACCACCAGAGCAAGTATCCAGCCTATTAGCACAATGGAAGCAAGCCCGGGCTACTCGCTCAACCGCTTACTTGTCAGGGCCATTGGATGTAACAACATTTGGCTACGATGCCGGACAAATGCAACTTACTGAATCACGCTTGAATACCGCCGCTGAAATTGCCCGTATGTGCAACATTCCTGCTTGGTACATCAACGCCGAATCAGCCAGCGCGACTTACAGCAATGTAAGTCAGGAACGCAGAAGCCTTGTAGATTTCTCATTGCGTCCATACATGAGTTGCATTGAGGAACGCTTGACTATGGTGGATGTAAGTCCGCGTGGACAAGAAGTTCGCTTTGATCTAGATGATTACCTACGAGGAAACCCATTAGAACAGATTGAAGTCCTAGAACGAATGATCGCAGCTGGCTTAATCAGTGTTGATGAAGCGCGTGAGGAAATGGATCTCGCACCGAGAGGAAATGAAGCAAATGCAACTTAGTTTTGAGGGTCAGGTTCTTGCAGCCGACACAGAAACTCGCACTATCAAAGGCCTTGTAGTGCCTTTTGCCAAAGTTGGTAACACATCGGCTGGCCCAGTTCGTTTTGAGTTTGGCGCATTTGGCGATGTAGATGCAAGCCAAATTGTCTTAAACATGGAACATGATCGCACACGCCCATTGGGTCGCGGTATCGCTGGCAGTGAGGAAATCACACCTGCTGGTATTTCAATGGCCTTTAAGATAGCACCTACAGGTGCTGGCAATGATGCATTAGTTGAAGCATCAGAGGGTTTGCGCCCGGCATTTAGCATTGAAGCCAATGTCGGTGAATACACCATTGAAAAGGGCGTAATGGTAGTTAGTTCTGCAAAACTAGAAGCCGTTGCACATGTAACCAACCCAGCATTCAAGGATGCTCAAATTTCCCAAGTCGCAGCCACAGAGGCCGATGAGGAAAACCCAGAAACCACCGAAGCGGAAATCACCGCAGAGGAAAACCCACAGGAGAACACAGTGGAAGAAACAACCGCACCAGTGGCTGATGAAGTAACCGCGTCTGCGGTTGTTACAGCAGCTGCACCAGTGGCATACGTAAAGCCTCGTAGCCCAATCAACAGCCAAGCGTCATACTTGGAACACAGCATCAAGGCCAAAATGGGCAACCATGATTCAGCCCAGTATGTTATGGCAGCCGATGACTCATTCAGCACGAACCCAGCGTTCACCCCAGTGCAGTATGTAAACAGCGTTATCGACACATCCATTGGCTCACGCCCAGCCATCGATGCAATCGGATCACGCGCCATCACTGCATCAGGCATGGTTATTAGCCATCCAAAAATCACAACCAACGGAACTGTTGCAGACACCAACGAAGGTGCAGCACCATCCGAAACTGGCATCGTGTCCTCTTACGTCAACCTTGATGTAAACAAGTTTGCAGGTATGCAGCGTTATTCAGTAGAACTACTAGAGCGTTCATCCCCAGACTTCTTCCAAGCAATGGTTGATAACATGACACGCGCCTACAACAAGGCAACCGATGCAGCAGTTATTGCAGCTCTAACCGCAGGTGGCACACAGGCTACAGCGACAGCAGCAACATCGGCTGGCATCATTTCCTACGTATCCACCGAAGCCCCAGCTGCTTACCTAGCAACAGGTGAACTTCCAAGCGCATACATCGCAGGAACTTCACAGTGGTCATTGCTACTTGGTGCAACCGATTCAACTGGCCGACCAATCTACAACGCTTACAACCCACAAAACAACGGTGGCGTTGCAGGCCCACAGTCGCTACGCGGTAACGTACTTGGACTAGATCTATACGTAGATCCAAATGCAGTAGCAACAACTATTGACGAGTCAGCATTTATTGTTACTCCATCAGCTGTTGCAATCTACGAAAGCCCAATCCTACGTATGTCAACAAACGTAGTAACATCTGGCGAAATCGAAACAATGCTATACGGTTACTTGGCCGTTGGCGTTTTGGTTGCCGGTGGCGTTCGTCGCTTTAACTTGACTTAGTTTCAAGTTATTTAGAAGTGTGGGGGGTGCGGCCCTGTGCCCCCCACACACTCCCTAACAGATAAGGATTTGCAATGGCACTAATTACACTAAGCGAGCTAAAAGCCGTACTTGGTATTGGTGACATTTACGCTGATTCAATCGTGCAGGCAGTTGCCGACAGTGCCGAAAACATAATCCTGTCGTACTTAATCTTTGATGATGTATCTATCGTTGGTGCATCTCTTACAAACAATGTGGCTCGCTTTTATTGCCATGACAATACTTTTGTAATTGGTCAGGCTTTAACCGTAACTGGATGTGGCTCACCGTTTAATGGCTCACGTACCGTAACCAAAGTTGGCTATGATGAATACAACGTGACTTATTTTGAAGCTGCAATCACTAACGCAAACATCACTAAGCGTTCAATCATTCCTAATGGCCGAGCCGTACTAACTAGCCAAGCCGCATTATATGACACGACACCAGAAGTTCGGGAAGCCGCTTTAGCCGTTGCCTGTGACATCTGGATCACTCGTACAGGCACACTAGGCCAGCAAGGTGTTGACTTCCAAAGTCCAGCACCGTACCGCCTTGGCCGTTCAATGCTTACTCGTGTATCTGGCCTACTTGGCAAGCACCTAGACACCCGAGGTTACCTTGGCTGATCTAGCAACATTTAGAAGCAATCTCGCCGCAACTTTGGCAGCTGCCGGGCGAGTAGTTTACTCATACCCAAATGAGAACATAACGCCACCAGCCATTGTGCTAGTCCCGGGATCGCCTTACATAACCGTAAGTGCTATTGGTGGTGCGCGTTGCAATGTGCGCTTTGACATTACAGTTATCGTCAATGCAACTGATAACCAAGCAGCCTTAAAAAACTTGGAAACCCTAATTTTGTCGGTTACTGATCTACTTGCCAATAACATTTCGTTTTTGGGTGGATGGTCACAACCAACAGTTACGCAGATCGGCAACGCCGACATGCTCATCAGCCAGATCAACATCGAGATGGTAACAACCAACTAAGAAAGCGAGAAAAAAATTATGCCAGCAACTTACATAACTGGGCGTAACCTCACCTTAAGTATCAACTCGGTGTCCTACGCTGATCAAGCATCAACAGTTACTCTTGAAATGGAAAACAACCAGCAAGTGCTTGAAGTCCTATCGGGTCGCGCTTACAAGACCGTAGATAAGACCGCAACTTTAAATGTGGAACTATACCTAGATGACACTTCATCTGCTGGAATCATTTCAGCATTATGGGATGCAGCATCATCAGCACCAGACACCAGCCTGACATTCTCATTTGATGTCAATGGTGACACTTTTGCTGGCAAGGTATTCCCAGTATTTCCAACCGTTGGTGGCGCGGCCACTGACGTACTAAGCACCAGCCTCAGCTTTGTTGTTGAGGATGGATCAGTAACCCGTACCTAACGAATAGAACAGGGCAACCATTATGCAATACACAGTTACAACAAAACAGGGCAACAACTACATAGTGAGTGATGAAAACGCTTGGTTGTGGATCGAGATCGAACGCGAACTTGGATACACAGTAAGCCAAGCGGCAGAAAAGATGAGCCAAGGCTCGCTGGATGTCATAACCTGCATGCTTTACAAAGCTGCAAAGGCACAAGGTAAAACACAATTACCTAGCCAAAGGGTTTGGGTTGAAAACGAGTTTGAAACTTTTGAGGTGATCGAGGAGAACCCAAAAGAGAACTCGCTGACGGACTCGTCAGAATAGCAGTTGTCACCGGGATACCTTTATCGGATCTGTATCAATGGTCACTCGCAGACATCAACACAGCACTAACGCTGATTACAGAGAGGAATGGTCATGGCTGACAAAGTAACTGTCAAAATGACACCTGACTCTCGGGACTTAAAGTCTTTGTACAAAGCGTTTCGCCAAATGGATGATGGTGCTAAAAAAGCACTTAAAGATGATGTCACCAGTATTAGTCAATGGTCGGCAACAGAATTGCAATCAAGTTACACACTTAACCCATTGCCAGCTCAAGCCCAAAAAGTTGCAGCTACAATTCGCGCCAATAAGGATCGAATTCCAAATGTGACTATTGGTGGCAGTAAAGGCAGATTTAGTGGTGGCGCTGTATCCGGACAAGTTCTATTTGGTTCAGAGTTTGGTGGTCCAGCACCTTTTGAAAATGGTGGCCGCCGCTTTCCTGATCGCTCACCTGCACAAGGTAGAGGCAATGAGGGTTATGGGATATTTAAGGTATTGAAGCAAATACAGCCAGAATTAACTCGCCGTTGGAAAGATGCGGTTACTCGCAGAGTCATAGAAAAGTGGGACGATAGCAATGGCTGATGTAAGAACTCTTAAACTTAACTTACTTGCTGATGTAGATCAATTTGGTCGCAGCCTTGCTAAGGCTGACAACGACACTAAAGGCTTTAGCAAGAACATAAGCAAATACGGCAAGATCGCAGCAGGTGCTTTATTAGCCGCTGGCGCAGCTGCCGGTGCTTACGCAATCAAACTAGGAATTGATGGAGTCAAGGCTGCCGTTGAGGATGAAAAAAGCCAAGTCCAGTTAGCCGAAGCGTTACGAAATACCACAAATGCAACCGACGATCAGATCGCCAGCACTGAAAAATACATAACTTCTCAACAACTGGCCTTTGGCGTAGCCGATACTAAGTTGCGCCCGGCACTGGCTAACCTAGCCCGAGCCACTGGCGATGTTGGCAAAGCCCAGCAACTAACCAACCTTGCAATGGACATCTCGGCAGCTACCGGCAAAGATCTTGAAACCGTATCGCTTACACTTTCAAAGGCTTACAACGGAAACATCGGTGCATTAACTAAATTAGGCATTCCTTTAGATGATGCAATCAAGAAGTCTGGCGATTTTAATTTAGTACAGGGTGAACTGACCCGACTATTTGGTGGCGCAGCTAAAGCCAACACCGAAACCTATGCAGGTCAGTTGGCTATTGTTACAGAGCGTGTAGGCGAACTTAAAGAGTCAATAGGTATGGCATTACTGCCCACCCTAAAAATTTTGCTTGAACAAGTAAACATGGTTGCTAAAGGATTCAGTGGCGAGGACTCACAAGGTCTTAGTGCCAGAGCCAGAGAACTAGCTGGGACTTTCGAGGGCAATGGTGCTTACAGCCTTGGCGGATCACTTAGAGCAGTTGCAGATTCTTTTGCCAGATTATTTGACGAGATAGCCAGCCCAGATGCGGCTACTGGTGTATCCACTTTGCAGAAACTTGCTAATGCAATGGAAACCTTTGCTAACTCAATTAACACAGTTACAAATGCTTACCGAAATTACATGAAGTTCTATGACAAAGTGCCTGATGCGCTTAAAGACTTTATGAACCCATTTAGTCGCTTAGGTGATTACATGCGCTTGGCTGGTGGCCGAGCAGCTGGTGGATCAGTCATGGCTGGTCAGCCGTACCGAGTAGGCGAATTTGGCCCTGAAACTTTTGTACCTAGTGGCTCGGGATCAATCCGCCCGGATAATGGTGGTGGATCAGGCGTAACCATCATAATGAATGGTGTCATTGATGGTGAATCTGCTAGACGTAGTATTGAACGCCTATTGCAAGACTCATCACGCCGTACAGGGGCAGTTAATCTAGTCGGGGCTACATTGTGACCGTCAAATATGACCCATACCCTACGGTTACTTTTGGATCGGCTACGACTTACGCAGATAACACAATCTCATCTATTTCAATCCGCATGGGCCGTAACGATGTAACTACCCAGCCTCAACCGGGCTATGCCTCAATCAGCCTTTGGACAGATGCCAGTGAGCCATTAGCAGTGTCATTAAGTCAGGCTGTATCAATCTCAATAAACAAGGGAACATCAGGCACACAGGAAATCTTTGCTGGCATTATTTCTGACATTGAAATAAGCCTGCAAGCTTATGGATCAGATGGTTCAATAGCCATTTACTCGATTACAGCCGTTGGCCCACTTTCACAGCTGAACCGCCACTTGGTCGGCGCCGCTGGCTACGCCAAAGAGTTTGACGGCACACGAGTATTGAACATTTTGTCAGAGGCATTCTTACAGTCATGGTCAGATGTTGGGCCAACAATTACTTGGAACGACCTACCAACTGAAACGACGTGGGCTAGTTACGATGCAACCAATGTGGCTTTAGTTAATAATTTAACCGCCAATGTGGATGTGCCGGGCGTTTATGAATTACAAGCCTATTCATCAGGAGAGGATGATGCCTATACCTTGGCGCAACAAGCTGCCAACTCGGGGCGCGGTGTGCTTTGGGAGGGTGGCGATGGTGACCTGCATTATGACGATTACGCCAGCCGAGCCAGCGCAATTCCTTTGACTTTAACCGCCGATGACATCTTGGCCCGAGGCCTACGCACCGCCGCACAATGGGGCGAAATCGTTAACGATGTAAACGTGACATACCGGGCAGGTACAGAAGTTGCCCGTGACGAAAACTCCATCATTCAGTATGGCCAGTTGTCTGGATCTCGCACTACTCAACTACACAATGCAGCTGATGCCTTGGCACAAGCCCAAGACTTTCTAGAGTCACGCGCTTACCCAAGGATGTACCCAGAAACAATTACTATCCCTTTGCACTCGCCAACAGTCAGCGATGCCACAAGGGATGCCCTAGCCGCCGTCTACAACGGCTTACGGGTAAACACCACCGCACTCCCAGCAGTCTTTGGAACTACCTTTGACGGCTTTGTAGAGGGCTATACATGGAACTTGACCAGATACACAGCTGAACTTGCCCTGACCTGCTCGGCATACTCTGAAACTTATTTGAGTATTATCTGGGATCAAATACCACCTACAACAACTTGGGCAGGGTATACTCCAAGTACACAAGAATGGGATGATTTATAATGGCAACAACCACTAATTACTCGTGGACAACACCTGATAACACCGCGTATGTCAAGGACGGTGCGAGCGCAATTCGCACACTTGGCAGCTCTGTTGACACAACTTTGTTCACTGCCCTTGGCGGTGCTTACCCGGGATTGCGTTTGGTAAAGAAACAAACCATTGGTTCAGCAGTTGCATCAGTGGCCGTTACTGGCGCATTTAGCGCAACATACGAAAATTATTTGGTAATTGTTTCTGGTGGCACAATGTCAGCAACAAACAGCATAAATGTTATTTTGGGTGCAACAACATCAAATTATTCAAATGTTTTGGTTTATGGAAGTTACACATCTACAACAGTTACAGCCGCAAACAATAATGCTGGCAGCTCTTGGACATTTATGGGTTATGGAAACACAAATACGGCCTTTTGCCAATTTGAACTTTACCAACCATTTTTAAGCAAAAATACACTTATGGCAAGCAATCATATGCAATTTGCAGGACTTGTGGCTGGTCGTAATGGTGGCGTTTTGAATGATTCAAGTTCTTATACTGGTTTTACAATCACGCCAGCCAGCGGAACTTTAACAGGCGGCACGATTTATGTTTACGGATATGGAGCAAGTTAAATGGCAACCGCAAAAGCAACCGAAATTCAAAGGCCTTTGATTCAAATTGATGACGAAGTACGCGAAATGACAAATGAGGAATTTGTTGAATATGAGCGAATTATTAAAGATATTCCAACGGTTGAATAATGACATTCCTAACATGGTTTGCACATAGCCCAATAGCCTCATTTGTAAAGGTATTTGGCGCAGGTGTGCTTGGTTGGTTGCTTGTAAATGCAGACACTTTAAGCATTCACCCGGCACTAACCATTGGCCTTGTGTCAGCATTACCAATTCTTATTAACTGGCTCAACCCTGAGTACACCAATTACGGCAGGGCCAACTTAGATGAAGCCGATTAGATTAGGCATTGTCACATTTCCTTACGGGGCTAAGTACAAGTCAGGATCATTACACAAGGGCCTTGATTACCGCGCCAGTGTAGGCACATCTGTCTATGCAGCTGTAGGCGGTACTGTCGTACACGCTGGCAAGCATGTCTACAAAAAAGGCTGGGGCTTTGCCTTTGGCATACATGTCATAGTTGATAACAACCAATTTACAGACGGCTCACCGGGTTTATGGGCTGGCTACTGCCATCTATCCAGCGTTGGTGTAAAGGTCGGCCAGCGTATCGCTAAGGGCGATTTCATAGGCATGTCTGGCAATACAGGGCGAAGCACTGGGCCACACTTACATTTCCAAATTCTTGCCAGCCGTACTTGGAATCCAACCAAGCACAAGAATCCCCAGAAGTGGATAGACGCATGAGCCAATACATTAGCCGTAAGTCGGACTTAACATCAAAGATACCTACACAGTCATTACAAGCTGACATCTGGACTGCCCTAGAGGTAGACGGATTACTAACGGTTATTCCAAATGCAGACTCAACTACTGGCGCATTGTGGGCTGCCTACCTAAACATCAAGACACCAAAAATCGGTGGGGCAACCGAACTAACAATCCGTTGGACACGCGATCCTAGAGGCATTGCAGATTCAACCGGTTACCAGACTGTAGCTCTTAAAAAAGGCGGAACTACCTTTGTGAAGGATGTCTGGCTATTCCAATCAACTAAGGGCCAGCCAGTTGCATTCATGATGAAAGCCAATGGCAAGGCCACAATAACTACAAGGGAAATTAAGTTGGCCATCTCATGACACAGTTAATCAATGCCGGGCAACTGGCGGCAGCTCTTATTGCAATCCTGACCCTTTTAGGAATGCTGGTTAAATGGGGCATAGTTAAGCCAATTAAGGCCTACATAGACACCATGACTTACTCCATTCAGCCCTATGCCAATGGCGGAAAATCCTTACCAGACTTGATAAATAAGGTTGATGCCCTACATTTAGTGGTTCAAAACCACATAGACACAAGGCATGACACGCCTAATTTCTCAAAGTGCTTGTGCGAGTCCTGCCTGACGTGCTAAAACTATTTATGTAACCGCCAAGGGTTACAACTAAGAATAGGAAATCAGGGCATGTTAAACACATACAAAATCTATGACACTATTTTTGTGGCATCAGATACGCACGACATAGTAATCATTGAGCAAAACGTCAATGAGAATTGGGACGTATTTGTTCCCATCACAGATAACTACATTGCTAATGACCTTGACACATTTGATGCAGCTGAGGGTACAGCCTTTCAGTGGCTAAGTCAGGTGTCAGCATGAACACCGTAGTAATTCTTATGTACGTTGCATTGATCTTTGCTTTAGGTGTATTCACCGGTATTTACATTGAGGCACAACATCGCATGAAACTTAGAGCCAAATATCGTGCGATGCATGGGCCAACCATTGAGGAAGCAATGTGGAAAGACGGGTGGAGAATCTAATGGCTTTTGATATCACTAATTACGTTACAGCTGCCGAACGGGTGGCCATGTTTTATGAAAAATTCCCTGAGGGATCTATTCAATTTGAGTACATGGGCGTAATGGACGGCGATCCAACAAAGATGTGGGGCATTGCCAGAGCCTACAGAACATCTGAAGATCCACTGCCCGGCATCGGTACAGCATCAGAGTTCATCATTGGCAAGACTCCATACACATTTGGTTCAGAGCTGCAAAACCTCGAAACAAGTTGTTGGTCGAGAGCCGTTGCAAGCCTAAACATTGGCACATCTAAAGGCATAAGCAGTAAAGAGGAAGTTGTAGCAAGCCGACAGAATCAAGCCCCCGGGCCAGCAAAGCCAAAAGAGGTGGTGCAAGAGCCACCCAGTAACGCCATGGAAACCGACCCATGGTTACCTGTACCAGCCATGGAGGAGGGCATAGACATTTATGAGGATGAGGCTTTAGTGCCTATGTGCCTCCATGGCGCAATGAATCGGCGTAGCGGTATTTCCAAAAAAACTGGCAAGCCTTATGCCGGTTACTTTTGTGACAATGAGCCACAGTGCGATCCCAAGTTCGATAGGTCATGACCGATGCAGACCTTATTAGATGCAGCTGCGGTGGCTGGTCATACATTGGCAGCCCATGTGGATTCTGTGGAAAGGAAAGCAAGCAATGAGCCATCCTGAACACAGCAAGCATTGCCATTGCGTATGCACTGACTTATTTGACCTACAAGCTGCCATTGAGCAAGCCCGGGCAATACACATGAAAGCAACCGCCAAAAGCGAATGCTTAATCTGTGGAACAACCGAGGGTAAATGCGAAAATTGCAAGCATATAAATAATTGCATTGTGTGTGATGAGGAATGGCCTTGTGACACTTTTATAGCATTGGACTACATGGCATGAGATGTAACTGCCCACCTGAATTGTTGTACAAGGGCGATCATCACGCCGATTGCAGAATGCTTAGA